GGCTTTTATCTCATCGTTTGTGTAACGTGTTCTAGCCACAGCGACCACCACCAACTTGCACAGTGGTTACTACACCGGGTGCTTTGTTTTTGATGCGTTCGCAGTTCACTCTTGTACGGTCTGAGCAGGCTGTGAGGGTGATTGCGAGCAGGCTAATCAGGGCTAGGCGTTTCATCAGGTTGCTCCGATGTCCTCAATCAGAATGTAGGAAGGGTTTGTGGCTGCAGCTTGCAAAGAGTTGTTTGCGTTGTCACCGAACGAGCACGAGATTTTGTAGGTGTGACTGCCTGCTGTTGGTGTAAACACAGCAGAGACGACGCGTCCTTGAGGTGACGATCCTGCAGCAAAGATGGTTTGTGATGCAATGAGCGTTGCGCCTTCATAGATCAACAAGGCCACGTCGCAAGCGTTTGCTCCGAGCGTGAACTGTGCCTTTGCGCTGATTTTAATTCTGCGACTAGCAACATAGGTCTTGGTGCTTGTCAAGCCTGTGAGGTCACGCACAGCACCCGACGCAATGCCAGTCTGGTTTGCTGTTACTTCGACATAGTCGATTTGTCCCCACGGAAGGTTGTTCATCTGGGCTGCAGTTAGAACTGCTCCACTGACGAATGTTGTGTTTGCTGCCATTGTTTGCTCCTTAGAACGATAAAAGGTTCTCGTTTAGAGTACCGAAAATAGGGTCATCGAGGGTGAGATACGCGTTCGAGTCGGCTGACTCAAAGGTGTACGTCACGATGTGAGACCCCGGTGTGATGTTGTGTGAGATGCCAGACACGATGAGCGTCTGAGTGTCCGATAGTGGTGTTCCTTCAACAAAGTATTTCTTGACAGTGCAAACATCTGTCAGGTCTAGCAAGAGACACTGATTTTGTTTGTCAAGTGACAAGGGAAGTAATTGTGTTGAAAGACCTGTGTATCGAAGGACTGGTTGTTTGTATCTGCCGAGCAGATAATTGCCAAGGCCAGCGACCTCGGTGGTGGTGGAGTTGAGAAGGTTTGTATCTGAATACGTTTGTGTCTGGTATTGGGCGATGCTGTCAGCGTTGGAGGCAATCTGTGCAGCTCCTGCCGGGGATTGCGTAACGATGTAGTTATAAAGCAGTTCATCACCGAACTGGTTTGTCAAGGTTTGATAGGGGATGCCACTGGCTTCAACATCAAAGGCTGCTTTGATAGTCGGGTTCAACACTGCCGAGCGACCCTTGAATGTAAGCGTCCCTCCTGACGACATAAACAGAAAACCTTGCTCAGAGGTTGTGATTGTTTGCAGATAGTTCAGCAGTGGAGTTTCTGCAGCGATTGAAAAGTCTGCTGATGCAGCTGTGCCTCCGAGAGTTGATGATCCAGTAGCGATTGAGCGTGGCCCTTGATAGTTCACCTCTGTGTAGTCGAGCACTGTGTTGACGCGTGTTGAGCTGACTTCTTGTGTGGTTGTGTGAGCGTTCAGGTTGATAGAGGCGAGCACGGTGAAGTCGTCTGCACATGTGGCGTAGGCCATGTCGTTGAACGCAAGGTCGTATTCAATGTTCCAGTCTGTGATTAGTCCTGTGTAGATGGCTTTTTCGTTTGCATAGATTTGGATTGGCAATCGAGGCACGATGCCAGTGACGTTGCCGGTGGTGTTCCAATACGGCGAAGATGTGTTGAGAGGGTCAAAGTCTCTGTTCTTGTTGTAGAACGACACTGTCGCTGTGCCTGCGTTGAACTCTTGCAACTGGCGTGAGCGTCCACGGTTGATGTTGATTGACTGCACCGATGACGTCACATCTGCAAACTGGATGCCACCGAGAGTGCCTGTGTTCAACTTGCCATAGACAGCGTCATCCAACTGGAACGGTGTTCCGTAGTTAGTGGTCGTCTGAAATCCGACAAGGACTCGAATTGTGGGCAGGGTCATGCGCTGACAAACACCTGACCTGAGAGGCGTTCAGCACTCTTGATTGCCTCGATGATGTCACGGCCTACTTGTGCAGGGTTAGACACAAGACCAGCATTGACTTGGATGCTGATTTGGTTGACTGTGCCTTGCGTGGCTTGAGCACCGGCAAGGTTGCCACCAAGGAAAGCACCTGCACCGATGTTGCCGAAACTGGTTGCCGAACTAGCGAGTCCTGCAAGGTCTTGGTTGAGTTGCGTGACTGCTCCAGCGTTAGGAACGGCAATCATGTGATCCGTGACTTCAACGCCTGCTTCTGGGCCAAGGTTGATGAGCTGTGCTAAGCCAGCCTGACCAAGTCCTGCGTTGATGAGATGACCAAGGTTTGATGCAAACTTTTTAGCGTCCTCAATCTGCTTCTGAAAGACAGTGAGGTAGTTACTCTTTGAGCGTTTAGTGCTTGCCGATGCCACATCTGACTCAGCCTGTGCGACGCGTTCTAAGGCGTTTGCGTAATCGTCGGCCTGTGCTGCAGGGTCAATCTTTGCGAGGTCTGTATAGGCTTGTGCGCGTGTCTTGAGAGCATCTGACAGTTCATCCTCGGCATCCTTTTGAGTTTTGACAGCCTCAGACAAAGAAACAAAGCCAGTGATTGACTCGGCTTGAGAGTCACGGAAAGAGTCGTAAGCATCTTGTGCTGACTTGACCTTGTCCTTAATTGTTTGCAAAGCAGTGCCAACTCGATCACGCAACGTCTCTGCGTAGTCTTTGGCCTTCTTTCGTGCTGTGTCCTGCGTTCTTGCCAATGCTGCAAGTTCTTCCTTGGTTGGCTTCAGACCGTTCTCGTAGGCCGACATCATCTGACCCTCAAACGCACGGAACTGGCGCGACAAGTTACGAGTTTCGGTCACTGCTGCACCGGCAGTGTCGGCATAGCCCTTGACTGCGTTGTTTAAGAATCCAATCTGCTGAGTGGCTGGCAAGACGCGTGTGACCAGTTCAAAGATTCTGTTTGACCAGCCTTTGGTCTTACCTTCAGCACCGATTGTGGCTTCAGCAATCTTGGAGGCTGCAGTGGCGTAGTCACCTAAGACCGGGGCAAGTTTGCCACCGACGGTCTCATACAGCTCGTCGGTTGCAATCTGAAGTTTTTTAAATCCACCCTCGGCAGAGTTTGCTGCAGCATCAGCTGCACCTTGGAACGTGTAGCCAAGCTCACGCGTAATCGCGTCAAAGTCTTTGGTCTTGACAGCGTTCGCATCAAGCGACACACCAAGCCGTGTGAGGGCTGTGACGTTGCCACCCTGAGCTTTGGCGAGTGCAAGCGAAACTGCTTGCAAGTCTTTGCCTGTACCGGCAGAGATGTCGAGAGCAAGGTTCATCAAGCTCTGAGCCTTGGTGACATCGCCGGTGGCCCTCACAAGTGTGGCTAACGATGGACGAAGTTCTCCGTCTGACACTGCCTTCTGGAACTGCATCTTGCTGATGGTGTCTTCAATGGCTGCAACCTGTGCCTCTGACGCGCCTGTCGAGTTGCGAACGGCAAGAGACAACTGCTTCTGCTGTGCCTCATCCTCAGCGAAAGCCTTGACAGCCTTTCCGATCTGTTGCGCGACGGCAGCTGCAGACACGCCCATACCGAGCTGTGTTTTCATCAGACCCTTGAGAGAGAGGTCTGCTTTCTTTGCGCCTTTGTCGTCATACGTGGTGACGAAAGGCAAAACGATGTTTGCCATTAGAGAGCCTTCCTACGGTTGAAGTCTTCAATCACATTGTTGAGGATTATGTGTGCTTGTTCTCTGAGCATTGGCATGGCTGATTCTGCACCGGGCCACATGTAACGCGATGCGCCCTTTTTGCCTTTGCGCTCACCGTCTTTGTGTGCTTTGTCTTGGTTGTCAAGGTTTTCAACAAACGCTGAGTCGGATGGGCCTGAGCCTGCGTTGTCGTAGATTGCCCCTGCAGGATTCGCTTGATAGATGCTCATGATTGCGTATTGCTTGCGACCCATGCGTGACTTGCGTGTGCCACCACCAAACTTGACTCGGATGCCACGCAGGATTGCTTCCTTGCGCCAGCGTGTAGCACCACCACGACCCTTGATCAGTTCGCCTTTCAAGATGTTTGAGTCGCCACTGTTGTTGAATGGCGTGAGGTCGGGGTCAAGCCACAAGGCATAGTCCTTGATGCTTTTGATGGTTGGCGCAGCTGCGCGTCGCATGTCTTTCTGCATCTGGCGAATCAGATCAGGCTCAACCTTCTTGATAGCTTTGATGGCTGCAGCTAGGTCTCGGTTTGGGTTGATGACTTTTGCTTGCGCCATGTTTACTTCTGCCTATCTTGGATTGCTTGGCTAAGGGTTGAGATGAGCGTGACCGGCATCTCTCGAAGGTCCTGCCATGGAATCCCCTGAAGGATTAGTCCGGCAATGATTCCGTGGACACCGTCTCGCCAAAAGGGATGCGCTCCACCCTGTAGGAGACACCCTTGACTTCTGCTTTGTATTTCTCAATGTTGGACACGTGGCCTTCCTGCTTCATAGCGAGGTAGGAAAGCGTGACGAGGTATTCCATTGAGAGATTGTCGTCGATGGCTTTGATGATTGACACGGTGTGCAATCTTTCAAACTCAAGGAGACTTGCTACTGACAGAGCGACTTCATGTTCGCTTCCATCAACCAGCACGGTGGCGATGAAAAGCTCGAACATTATGCAGTCTCTGTGTAAAGGCCACCAGCAAACGTTATGGCCCCGACAGTGGCTAGGTCACCCACAGCGCCCATCACGGGTCGGTACTCAGACATTAGAGCCGAGGTCACAGTGAAGTCTGGGTTTGTTCCAGCTGCAGCAGCTGCAGAGGTAGGACGAACAACAACTGTGGTCGGAACGCCAACAAGACCCTTGAGAGTTGCATGCACCTTGGTGGCTGCAAAGTCTTGGTTGAAGTTGATTGTGACTGTGTTGTTCTGCAAACCACCTGTAAAGGTGTGGCCGTTTGTTGATGTTGTTGACATTGCTGTGATTTCAACTGCATCAACAGCGTTCACAACTTCCACGTTTGTGACATAGGCAGTGAGGTCAACAGTGTTGACTTTCACTTGGATGTCTTTGTTTACATAAATAGCCATTACTCGGCCTCTGCTTCCTTGGTTGGTTTGGATGTTTTGTTTGCCTCGATGTGGCCACCGAGAATGAGAGCCTCAACGGAGCATCCGATGAGTTCCTCGTCTGTGATTGTGTCGCCGGGCTTCTTGCCTGAGACATTGTCTGCGATGACTTTGTATGTTGCCATGTGTTCCTTTATGGGTAAGCCACCCACGGCACGGTCACCGTGTAGGCAGGTAGTTCTTGATTGCCGACTGTGTAAACAGTAGGCGATGCGTCTGTCGCTCCAGTTGCAAGCATCACGGTGTCCATCAGATCGAGAAGCGCAATGAGCGCGTCAAGGTTGCCCGGTGGTGGCATCATGACGTTGACAGGGAAAGACAGAACAGTTTGATTGGTTGACGATCTTGTGATTGTCGGAGGGTCAATGATTGCTGACAGAGGCCGTGCATTGCGAGAGTCGGAAACTACAACAACGCCAGCTGTGGTCAGTGCTGATTCCAGCCTGATGCGAGCGTCATTTGTTTGACCCACTATGCAACCTGTGGACGGTTCACGCCCCACAAACGCAGGATGTCGCCCATCGCTAAGGGTGAGCCTCCAGCCTGCATCGACTCATACGACATGAACGATTCTCCACCTGCAGCTCCACGCTGACGGTAAAGGTTTCCAGCCATCATTGTTGTACCAAGTTTCACATCGGCACTCGGTGCAGGCGAGAAAGCGTCGGTGTATCCGGCGCTCCTTCTGCGCCTGAACGCGAGCGCGTTAGCTGCTTCCGTGCAAACAGTAACGAAGGCTGTGTCGTTGGCTGTCGCTGTTGCGATGCCAAGCCACGAGAGAACGTCTGCAGATGTGATCCATGTGCAGGCCGTCGAGGTGGTAGCTACTGTCCCGGTAGCCACCGACCTCTCAACGTCTGCGCCAGCATCAAGGAAGAGAAACTGGTTCTCTCGGATGACGCTGTAATCAAACAGTAGATCGCCTTCTTCGTCTTGACCGAGGTATTCATAGGGTGTGTTTGAGATGACCGTATGCGTACCGTTGAGGTCGTGACCAGCTCCAGCAATTGTGACTGTGTCTTGTATCTGGATGTCAGTATCGACAAAGGTTTGCAAAACAACGACACCCTCTAGGCGTGTGTGAAACGCAAGATTGTATGTAGCCATTGTTTTGCAGTCCTTCTAGTTTGTTGCGTTAGGCGACGATTGCAGCCTTGACGAACTTGCTTGAGTCAATCATCAACGATGCAAAGTAACCACGGAAAGCCAAAGTGCGTGAAAGCGTTGAAGGCGAGTCAATGCTTATTGCGCCCTTCTGCTGTTCGTACAGTTCGTAACCAGATGCGTCTGCAACAACAACTGTGTCTGCAGGGAAGTTGCGATCAACAACAACTTGCAAACCAAATGCAACACCGTTGACTTGTCCCGGTGCAAGGTTGCCAAATGCGTTCATTGGCCCAATCTGAGGGAACAACGGACGGTCTGTTGTGTCGCTGAGTTGCAGAAGAACGCCCCACCACTCAGGATTTACAAACAAGTGAGTTGGCAAGTTGCCATTGCTTGAGGACAAGATTGTCTGAGCTGCGCCAGCAATCCAGCCGACCCAATAGGCAGGATCTAAAGAAGAAGCACCTGAGAAGTTGCGTGTGACAGTTGTTCCTGCAACGAGCTGATCGGCTGCGTAGTTGTCGGTTGCGTTGGCGTAGATACGGCCCATGTCGTCAAGTACCACGGACAAGATTGCAGGATCACTCCAGTCAATATCGGCTTCGCTGATATTCACGTATCCACCAAAAATTTGCTTGGTGACCTGGTTGTTGAACACAACGAGAGTGCCTTGCGATGGTGACTGTTCAGCAATAGAAGCACCGATTGTGGTGTGCGTGGTTACCTCTGGACGGATGAACACTTTGCCACCTTGTGGAAGTGCGCGAACACCGATTGCATCAACGACTGGACGACGACCAATGAAGTTGTTGTAAACAGGGGCAAGGATTGGTGTCGGAAGAAGTCCGGGTGTGTCGGTTGTGACGATGTCTGGTGCAGCTGCACGAAGTGCCTCTGACATTGCTCGCCACTGATCGCCACCTGCAACTGCTGCTGCGATGTACTCAACGGCTGTTGGCAGTTCGACTTGCTTGCGTGGGCTTGCAAAGACAATGTTTGTTGGAACGGCAGCCTCGACTGCTGTTGGGGTTTCTGGTGTTTCCACTTGTTCCTCCTCGGAATCTGTAGGTGTGGGGGTTTCTGGTTCAGGTTCGGCAGCTGCTACTTGAGCCACTTTCGCTGATGCAAACGCGCCGAATGGGAGCAACGAAAGCTCCATCCAACGGCCTGACTTTACGATCATGACATTCTCATCGAATGTGTAATCGACTGGTTCGACTCCGACTGATACGGAATCGTAATACTCGCCGGGGCCAGCCATGGCAAGTACTTCATCACGGACTTGACCGGGGCCGACACGAGCAGAGAACAACATTGCCTCGCCAGTATCGACGCGCTCAACGACCATGCCAAGAGGCTTGTCGGCTGAGTGGTCAAGCA